GAAAACCTGTTCTTTGATCAGCTGAATCAAAGTCAAACAAGTTACTCCTTGGTCTTGTCATTACTCCGTAGCGTAGCGCATCATAAAGGTGATCTTCTGCTTTAGTGTCTACGTCTTCTGGGTTATTTTTGTCAAGAGGAATAGAGGGTAGCTGTGCTATTGTATTAGTGCAGTTGTTAAAGAAAACTATCCTTGGCTTTTCTGTGAAATCATCAACCTGTAATCGTCTGTGTATTTCATTCTTACCTGCGACACGTGAACCTTTTGATCTATCAGATGGACGCCAGTGACATCCTTTCATAATCATTGTCTCTGCTAGGCTTGGCCCTGTGTCTCCCCGTTTGTGCCACAAAGAACTGTCGAGAACACCATACCTTATTTTTTCTGATGATTCAAGTTCTAAAATAGTTTCTGCTAAGTCTGTAGCTAAAACTTTAGATACATATAGTTCCCTATAAACAACTAACTGTTCGTCTGGTGCTATAGCAATCCAAACAACTCCTGTGTAAGATCCGTACCCGTAGTCACATGCCCTAAACCTAGTCCAATTAGAAGGTATGTCATAGGGTTCTATTACGTGAATCTTCCTGTTAAACTCAGAAAAAGCTGCTCCCTCGTTAATATCCCAGTCACCTTCAAGTAGTTGTCTTTTTTGGTGCTCAGGTAGAGAGAGTAGGTTAGCTTCGTACATACCATCGTCTGAAAGGTATGGGTTATCAAACAAAGTAGCAGGAATAAACTTTCTTTTAAAGAGTGGTTCCCCTTCTCTGGTGTGTCCCTTAGGCCAACGAATTACTTCACCTTCTGCATCTGTAGCCCAGTATGAATGACCTGGCTCAGATGGATCAATAAAAGTACGTTTAACCCATTGGTGTCCAGGACCACCTGGGTTACTCGTTGCCCTCATGTAGAGAGGTAACCCTGATGCTTTAGTGGTACGTAATCTTGAGCGCATATATGTCCATGCGTAGCTTGAGTCCCATTGCGTCAACTCATCGAAGCCAATCCAGTTAAAAGCCTGACCTTGGTATCTCATAACGTCATCGTCACGATCTAGGTAAGACATCCATAGTGTAGCTCCACTTGGTGCTATCCATGTCTTGTCCCTCTCCATAAACTTAATTCCAGGTATTGCTCTGGGGTAGAGTTGTTTAGAGACTGAGATAAGTTCTCTTAGTTCTTCAGTACTACGACGAACTAGAAGCATACTAGCATTGGGGTTATTCAGATAGCGAACAGGGTCAGCAACTAAGCTATAGCTCTTTCCACCACCCGCCGCACCGCCATACAAAACCTCTTGTTCAGTAGCACTTAGAAACCTAGTCTGTGGTCCTGCGTTAGGTTGAAAGATAATTTCTTGTGCAACCTCAACATCGAAAGGTGCTGGTTTAACTGTCGCTGGTGTCTTCTTCGACCCAAGGGTTAACGTCTTCCCAGTTTTGTCGTCCTTCAATAGTTCTTGTGGCCCTACCTCCGATACGTTGCTTTTCGATTTTCTCCGCTTTGGCTGCTGCCTCTTTGTACCGCCTGGCATATTGCCTAGAGTTGTTGGACGACCTGCGCCTCTTTTCTTCGATTCGGACACGTTTATATAACCCTACATGTGAGATCTTTCTACCTGACTGCTTGGATAACCAGATGGCTACTTGCCTAACACTGTATTCATTAAGAAAGAGTTTTGCTTTTTCTAGAAGTTCTAGTTCTTCTGGAATTGGAATAAGAAGATCTGGATCATCCTCGTCTTGTTTATATCCAAAGGGTATGTGTCGTCCTATTCGTATGATGGGATACCATTCGCCCATCTCTCCTCTCAAAGGTATCCTCCACTCTACCTTATCTGGATATTCTGCTTTACTTGCTCTTTTACTCATCAGACTCCTTAGAGGGCAGAATAAAGAGAGGTTCTGAGGTCTTCACTTCTACCTTATCTGTTTTAGTAAAGCCTGCACGATCCAAGATGTCTTTAGCTGCAAGCATCTTTTCTTTAACACCTAGGTCTGTTGGATCAGCCATTACACTAAACATAGTATAAGCAGCCTTAGTAGATGATTGTGCAATAAACTTTTTAGTTAGTTCTGCAATCTCATCTATTAAGGAACCTGTTACCGAAGATGCAGACGTACCTTCAGCGTACCCAGAAAGCTTAACTGCTTTAATTGGGTCACCTTGTGCTTCATCAAAAAGAACGTCTAAGAACTTTTGTTGCTTGTCTGTTAACTGACGTACCATACGGCTTTGTCCTTGTCTTTATTTTAGAAATCAGTTTTTAAACTGAACACCCAATGAACGCCTAGGTAATCCTAGTTTGATACGTTCTGTAGGAGACATAGCTTTCCACTGAGGCTTTGTGTAACGTTTAGCACGGGAACGCTCAGCTGCTTTATCACCTTTTAATGCAGATTTAATTTTAGCTTTAGCTGCCCTACCTTTAGGCTCAAGACCTGGAACTCGACTTCCAGCAGCCTTCATATCAGCTATATCTGTATAGCCTTCTTTTACCTGTGCTCCACGCCTTGCTGAACTAGTAGGAGATTCAATATCAGTCCTGCGTTTATTTACTTCTGCAGAACCAGAACCACGTCCACTGCTGGTCTGGACTTGTTTTTTTACAGGTGGTTTTGTGGTAGTTCTATCTTTCAAGTCTTCTGCAAAAACAGCAGCCATAACTTTACCGTCTTTATTTGTATAGTAAAGTGAACCAGCTTTCTTAGCAGCAGAGATAGATGAATACTTCTTAGCTTTTTTCTTTTCTTCTGTAGCAGACTTACCTTTACTCTTTAGCATTCTGTTTAAGTATTTTTGTAATGTTTCTTTAGCCATAACTCTTGTTCCCTACTCACATTCACATTTGTTGCAGGGACAAGCCCTATTAAGTATCGCACATAAAAGACGCTTAAGATATTGTCTCATGTTTTTTTCCTATACGGTTTTACTTTAGCTGCTATTTTCTTAGGTTGAGCTACGTTCTGTTTACCAGCAGCAGTGCCTTTACGTTTTGCCTTAGTTGTAGCAGCATACTCAGAAGAGCTAAGAGACTTGATAGCCTTCTTTGGCAGGTATCTTTCACCAGTAGCTTTGGACCCTTGTGTAGAAGGCTTACCACTCTTAGTAGTCCAATCTTGTTTCGTCCAAGACTTAAGACTTTTCTGAGATTTCTTTAAAGCCATTAAGCTCTTTTAATTCCTGTATTAAGACTGCCACTACTTATTACCATTCCGCCAACATTGTAAGTCATAACCTTACCGCCTTTAGAATAACCTTTTTTCATGCCACCTTTAGCATAACCTTTTTTCTTCATCATGGCTCCGCCTTTAGCCATTCCCTTTTTCTTAGCCATGCCACCTTTGTTCATCTTACCTTTGCCATCCATAGCATAGGCAGGCATCATCTCACCTGTTGCAGGGTTCTTCTTCATTGGCAATGCACCACCAGCTGCATAACCTTTTTTCTTCATCATGGCTCCGCCTTTAGCCATTCCCTTTTTCTTCATCATGGCTCCGCCTTTAGCCATTCCCTTTTTCTTCATCATGGCTCCGCCTTTAGCCATTCCCTTTTTCTTCATCTTCATATTCTGTCTCCTGATAAAGATTGTTAAAAACTCTTTGAGTATCCCAAACGTAGTCTACGTCTTCTTTAGAATTAAATGTGTGTTGATTAGGTCTAAAGTCAGGAGCACCTTCACCTGTTTCAAACCAAGCAGGGTGAGTAACCCTTACCCTATTGTTAGGTAACGCAACCATGTTACCTGTATATTCGCCTGCATCTAACAACTCTAGTATGTGAGATTGTTTATGTTGTGCAGGATCGTCTGCTACTTCGTTGTCTGTATAGTCTACAGTGAAGTAGTACTTAGCAGGGTAAAATTCCCCGTCTACTTTTGCTATCCAAGGCGCTGGGCTAGCTCGTTCTATCTTATAGACTGAGTGAGTATGCGACATACAATCCCAAGGTTGCGCTAGATAGGGGGGTAACTCTTTAGGCCATTCTTCATAACGTGTGTCTGCTACCAAAGCAGTTAAGGGCATCCTAGCCCACATTGCTCCACCGTGAACATTAGGGTCATCTTCTTCATCAGACTCGCATCCAGTAAATATTACTTGAAAACTAAGTGTTCTATTTGGCATTGTAGTGACGGCTACTACCAAACAGTGTAGAAACTCTCCGTGATACTCTTCCATATTCTTAGTATATTCACGGCGTACCCACGCTTTAAAGTGTGGTATATTGCTTTGGAGGTAGGGCATTAAGCATTTTCCTTCTGCTTTTTTAACTGTAGCTTTGCTTGTTTTGCAAGCTTAACTATCTCAGTCTTGCCCATTACCTTAGCACGTTGTTCTAATACTGTCAATATTTGTATCTTACGAGCGTAAGGCTTGTTTATTCTTTTTACCTTTGCAATAGTTTCTTTAGCATCTTTTATTGTAGCAAACTTTATTGATACTGTATCTTTAGGGTTTTCGTCTGTATAGAGTCTCCTACCAGAACCTTTAGGTTTTTTACCCGTTCCTACTTTTGGGTCTTTTTGTTTTGCCATTAACCATACCCTTTAGTGTCTTAGCTTGACCTGCATGTAACTTAGAGGCTTTGTTTAAACCTTTAATTACTTTTTTAACTTTTGTTTTATTCTGATTAGTTAATGCCATCAGGTGTATCCTCCGCCTTTAGCTTTATATTTTTTAGCAACCATCTGGGCTTTCCTAGCTGACCACTGTCCTGGCTTTCCACCTGAGCCACCAGCCTTAACTGATGCGACAAGAGACTTACGCATAGTAGGCTTAGTATAATTACCTGCTGCATTAACGCCAGATTTTTTCTTGGTTGTAGAACCTGTCCCTGATTTCGCCACGTGTAATTCCTATATCTTTGAGCATTTGATCTGACATATTATTTAGTTGCCAGTACTCTACTCTACGCATTTGACTACGTTGCATTGCTTTGTAAAGTTTTTTAAACATGGTATAACTCCTTTATTACCAAGGACAGTTATACCACGTTTTATATTATCAGACTACGTACAAGATTGCAACCCCGTTATGCTTAATCGTTACTTCTTCTTCTTCTTAGCCATGCCACCTTTATTTAGTCCTGTACCACGACCTCCAGGTCCAGCTAGATTTAAAGGATCTGCTCTACGCTTACCTTTTACATCAGGCTTTCTTCTTGATTTTAAATACGCCTTAGCTTTTTCTAATTCAATAGCCCTACGTCTAGCTTCGTCTTCTTTAATCTTTAAGTTTTCAGCTTTGAGGTATTCTTTTTCGTTAAAGGGTCTAGCTTTAGGACGTGTAGGTTTATTTTCTTTTAAATCACCTGCAAACACTGCAGCCATAACCTTGCCGTTCTTGTCTGTATAGTAAAGAGAACCTGCTTTCTTAGCTGCAGAAATAGAACTATATTTAGAAGCATTCTTCTTAGCTTCTTTTGAGGTAATATTTTTACTCTTTAGATTTCTGTTTAAGTATTGTTTAAGAGATTCCTTAGCCATTGTAATTCTTTCTACTATTATAGAGTGTAACCCCACTGAGTAGCTAGTACACAGCAGGGTTTTTAATTTAGGAGAGTACTACACGTACTAATGTACTGCTACCACTACCTCGTCTATAGTTTAAAATAGTAGCATTGCCTATAGCTTTAGGTACTACAAGAGTATGTACACCAGCAGGAAGCATAATGTCATTATCAGTAACGTCAGCCTCTGCTGTTGCAAACCCAATGTCTAAAGCATGACTTGTTTCAATAAGCACCATCTTAGCGTCAGTGCAAACTACGTGTGTAGTAGCGGTGTTACCTAGGGTAACTGCAGTTTCTACAGCCCACCCTAAGTTTTCTCCTACTAATGCAGCTTGGTCAACCATTAGTTATCCCCTTAATGTACTGAGTATTCTAACTC